GGAAGGCCTGATAAGGGTAGATGCGTGTGGTCTTTACGTGGCACTTAACGGGTTTTGAAGAGCGTATTCCTTCTTTTGCGTCCAGATCATAGGCGGATGGGATAATGTTTCACCCTTGAAAGTTAGTAACGTTGTAGGTAAAACATAATTGTCCCAATAATGTGCCCAAATTGGGCTCATATTGATCTTGACTTGCTCGATTGAGATTGGAATAATGGTATCTAGACTATCAAAGTACTTCTCAATTTCGAGTTGATGCTCCACGGATATGTGGTAGAGCTTCTCAACGAGTAGACGGGTGTTTATCAAAGTCTCGCGAAACGCGACTGGATGCTCTAGTGCATCCTGCAGTTGCTCACGCTCATAGGTGTTTCGCCAATTAGCAATGGTTTTACGAACATCTACTCCTTTCGTGCAACGCATTACATAACGGGCCAATGCAGCTATGATTGGGCAACCTGGATATTGATAAGCAAAAGAAAGTGCCTTACTCCGTAGGAGCGCTTTCTTTTTGGAAGGCCCAGCTCTGGCATATTGCTGAGTCGTCCACCCGAATCCGGCGAGGACTTCACGTGGATCTGTGACGTTTATGCAATCATCTGGGTCGAATATTATACCACAAAAAGACGCTTCCTCTAGGGTTGAGTAAGTGTCCAACTTGATAATAAGGCCCATTCTCGCAAAAAACTCAGTTGTAGGGGGCGGACCAAATATTTGTCCTATACTATCGTCCCCTTCCACAGCGATGTCGCACTTCGAACCAAACTTATAACAGGCAAATTTCATGAACATTAAATTGGAAAACCCATTTCCCAAAGATGTGCACATCTCTCCTGACATTCGTTTAGCGTCCGTGCTAATCTTGAAGTTTTTAAATACGCAGGTGTTTCGCCCGCCTAACACTTCCTTCATCACTGCCATGAAATGATCATGTTCAGGCAAATACTTAGTCATATAATCGTATAACTTGAATTCACACTTGTCCATGGTTATTCTCTCAAACAATGCTTCGAAGGTCGTGTAATCGCCGGCGCTGTATTTACCATCCGAGGTATACAGCAAATTCTTAATGTACGCGGGTCTATCGCAAACTGGAATTTTCTTGATAAAGTACTTAAGTTTGAACACCTCTTTCTCAATTAATCGGAATATTGGTCCAACCAAGCATTTAAATTCGTCCGATCTCGAATTAATGCTCCGTGCATGCTTGTATTCTCCGTATGTTTCATCCTTCATGAATGATTTACACCGGTGGAATAGCCTTTTCTTAGAATTATCGTACCTGATTTCATCTGGAGCCACTTGTGACCATTTCTTTGCAAGTTCTTCCTTGCGCCAGAAAGGATAACGTGTCCCCGCGAGCCAGGTCGGCACCGAAGTGTCCGACGATCCACATAGAGGCTTCAATTTCTTCAAAAGCCAAGCATCCACGAACTCACCGAATTCCTTCATGAGTTGGGGCTCAGCAGTCGGAGGAGCGACTGCGAAGCGTTTTGCAACCCCTGCCAGAGTTGTGTGAGGATCAACTGGGTCGCAATGCGGAAGAGCGAACCCCTCAACATGACACCCAAGGTCGATCTGTACAGGTACACGCCGACTAAGATCGACGACGCGCACACGGCTACAAGAGGCATTTGGTTGGACGCGGCCAAGAGGAGGCAACAAGACTTCTCCGACGCGGTAACCATAAGCGACCACACACCCGCTAACTGCGGCAGGGGATTGGGAAAATGCCGTTTCCCAAGCTTGTCATGCATCTGCCTAAACTGCGCAAAGGCCAGTAGAGAAGAGTTCAACATGACATTTTGATTTCCGAGCACCAGACGCCTATCCACATTGACAGAGTGCATAGTTTTAGCGGCGTACCTAATCTTCTCCCAAGCTAGGTCCTTGTCGGTGTTGAAATCATAATTGGAAGGAATTGCCAGCTGAGTGAACATCTCGGCTGAACACAGAATCTTTTCCTTCATCGGCAAAATGGGGAAGTCAGCTCTAGGACCAGTGACTTCCACCCACACTAATTTCGGGTCTATGTGTTTCAATCGGCCAGAATCCAGGGCATCGGGCCGCTGGTCTGTCGAATCATGTTCGTGAAACGAGTCGAACTTATATGTAACCCTGGGTTTGTACCAATACTGACGAAGTGCCCAGGCGCTCAATCCAACAAGCATGCCTGCTGGAATCCAAACGCCGAGGCGAATCGCCATCATTTGGACGGCCTTCCAACGTATCAGAGTTGTAAGATGGGGGGCTAGCGTTGAAGTGAATCCGGAGCTGATCGAAGTTCGGATAGTAAACCAAGGCAAGCCGCCCGCAACAAAAGGAACACGTATGGGTGTCAGCATCGCAAGGACACCACTCATAAGACCGCCCGCAAGCGCAAACATGGGCCTTGGCAACGGATCTGCATCGTGCACAATTTCCAGGTTCATGATCTTCTCTCGATACTCTCTCTCTCCTTGATCTTCCCGCTCCACACCTTGAAAAACCGGCGGTTCTTCAGGTTCATCTTCTGGCAGCGGGACTTCGCAGGCGACGAGAGTCCACTC